GTACGTTTAGGTTTATTGAAACCAGTAACACCCGCCTTCTTTAAGCGAGGGTCAGGGGTGGAAGCCACCCTACTTACCCTTCTTGTTATAACGTCCCTTTTTAACTTCAACCTTAGAGCCAGCCTTACCACGGGTAGTGTCAACAACAAGTTTAACCACACCAGTAACCTTACGTTCAGGCTTACCGTACTGTGCAACGTAACCCTTCTTTACTTCCTTGCCGTTAACCATGTCACCCTTCTTGACGTACATGGTTTTGGACTGGGAAACGACTGGCTTCTTAGTGGCAGGTTTACTTGCCTTAGAGGAACTGGAAGAACTACTAGAACTTTTAGAAGAAGTACTCGCAATTGGTTGTGGTGTAGTTGTAGGAGTTGGGGTTGTTTCAGGTTTTTTCCCTTTAATAAACTTGGCAGTCTGGTTTGTGGTTCCCTGCAATCTGCTCTTTGCGCTGGAGGGAGCAGGCTTTTTCGCGGGAGTTGCTGGACGGTACTCCCCACCGGGGTATTTTTTCTTCGCTTCATCCGCGGTTAATTTTGGGAATCGTAGTTTTGCCGAATCCTCGGCAATCTTTTTTTTCAAAGATACTTTATCGGCAGTTCGTTCAGGTGTCTTTACCCACCTTTTACCAGTCCAAGTATAACCCTTAAACTCTTGACCGATTTTAATGTACGCCACCATTTACTCCTTAGATAGGTAGGCGGCGTGTAACGCCAGCCTGCAAGTTAGGTTGCCCATTAGAACCCATGGACGCAAGAAGGGTTTGCATGTCAGGTGCACCACCCGGACTCATGCCGGACTGTCCCGGTGCCACCCCACGGAGTTGACCAGTGGCATCGTTCAGGCCAGCAAGAGCGTTACCATCACCGCCGGGGGGAACCTCGCCAGAGGGACCCAGCATCTCAGCGTTAGGGTCATCAACACCTGACTGTTCAACCCCCGGCAGCATGGGAGCAGGCTCAGGAGCGAAGGCTTCTGAGACAATCTTTTCCATCGGTAAACCTTTTTGCCTACCAATAATAATTTGGGATAGACGTGCAAGGATTTCTCCGGGGTCTTGACCGTTCTGTGCAAGGATAGGTATGGCTTGTGCGTAACCCGCAACAGCCTGCTTCAACGCATCCCTGAGTTCTTCGATGTCTACTTGTTGTTCTTCTTCTGAAGCGTTCAAAGAGAAAGGCATTTGGCGGCGAAGGAAGTCACGGGAAATCAGTTTGTCTCCACGGGCCTGCAAACCAAACACGAGTGCCCTGTTGGGGTCTAGTCCGGCCATGAGACCGTACTGTACGTCAACAGTGTAGTCACCGTCAATGTCTTTTTCTGGGCGGTACTTCACCTCATACGGGGTACCGTCGGCGTTACCGCGAACAGTTTTGCTTACAGTAGCGAACAGCATGTCGTCAAGCATCAACGATTTGCGAACAAGACGTTCAAGGGTGCGGGCAAACATGGCTTGACCTGTGCGGATCTGCGTGTCAAAACCTGACATGAGTGCCTGAACGCCACGGCCAGTAACAACACTGCCCTCAACGTTGCCGTTACGTGCGTCAGGGTAACGTGAACCCTGCCGTAACTCTTGATCAAGTACACCTTGTTGAGCGAAAGCAACAGAAGGAACCTCAAGGGCTACCCTTCGTACACGGTCACCGCTGTTAGTTCGGATGATAGAGTCAGGTCCGAACGTCATTTCTTGCGCGTCAAGTGGCAGCACGATGGGTGCCTGAACACTTTTCTGTGCAGCCTCAAGGCTCAGTAAAGCAAACCTTGCCTTAGCAACCTGTACTGCTAGCACGTCATCGAACTGTCCGTGTGATTCTTCATCAACACCGGGACGTTGAGTCCATTCTAGGAGACATTCACCCACAGGGTTCTTGACTGATTCCAGTATCATGCCTTCTTTGTGGGGCATGAAGATCATGTCAACGTGCTTGTCGTGGTAGCGAACAATCTCTATAAGGTCGTTGCCCCCTCCACCACCGGGAGTCTCAAGGATACCCCGAGTGTGGGGGTACATGACTATGAGTTCGTCGCGGGACTTGAAGAAAGAAAAGAAACCAGCAGTGATCATTCCCCAACGGTCAAAGATAGGGTATGCACCGATAGAATCAAGGAAACGAATCCTTGGCATTTTGTTTTCGTCATCAATTTCGATGATGCTGGGAACGAAACCGTAAGTGAAGTAGCGGTCTGCCGCCGTGTACATTTGTATTTGCAGGCCACTGTTATCCAAGTAGCCGTTAACGATGCGTGTGCGTTTCTCAGCGAAGGCACGAGCCGTGTCGTTAGTCATCTTAGATGAGGAACAGTTAAAGGATGGTAGTGGTGCTAGTACTTCTGACAGGTCACGGGCCGCAACATCAACCATGTTCGCCACGATGCCACCATCGAAGGGGCCTTCAGGGAACAGGGCAGGGAAAACGTCACGCATACGGCCTTGACGTACAGCAAGAACGTTCTGCATACGGGTATCGCGGGCAGTGAAACGGGTCTTGGTGCGGGTGTACAAGCCCCTAAGTTCGCGCATAGGCACATCTTCTGTGCCCTTGCCACCTGTTAGTTCATTCACTAATTACTCCTAAACACCAATAGTTTGCCAACGTTGCTGCGCTTCAGCGTCAACAAGGTCAACTGTAATCTGATTCGATTTATCCCACGGGGTAAGGAAAGAGTTCTTTACGTGTGACCTAGTGTAGTTGCCCCGCAACGTGATACGGTCCCGAACACCAAGTTCAGCAAACCACAAAGCCATAACAATATCTGTCTTCGTTCCTTTAGGTGCGTTAGGCGACCAAGTAACGAGTTGTTCCACCATTGCTTTGGCTGCTTCAGAACCGTGAGTGGACGGTAACTCTACAAGGTGATGTTTATCTTCCCACCCTGCCCACAAAGTTGTCATAGAAGCAACACCAAAATCGGCGTCATGCTTGTTGTTGCCAGTAAAATGGGGCATGATCCTTGCACCGCGCCCAGCACAATACTGGTTTATTTCGCGGTCATGGACAAGGAACCCTTGGAAACCGTTTTTTTCTATTCTCCATTCAACTACCCCATAACGGTCAGTCCAGTTCTTGATAAGATCCCGGATCTCTTCAGGTGTAGTACCCGCCTTGTTGTACACGTCTAGTACGTATCGTTTGTTCGTGTAATGATCTAGGCCAATAACTACGGCGGCGGTGTGCCCAGAAGTGGCAGGGTCGAGGCCAGCAATAATAATGAGACCATCCATACCATTCTGTCGGCAGTTCACCATACCTTTAGGCATAGGACCAGTCATACGGTTACCGTTAATACTTCCACGCAACGACTCCATAGTGAAGATGGATTCATCAGCAACCTGCTGCTGCTGGTAGACCATACTCCACACTCGCGGTGTCATACGTTTGCGTTTCTTAGATAATTTTGTGCCGTTCCATTTAGGGAACAGCCCGTCCTCGTCTGGTTCTGTGTCTGCCCCTTTAGCCCCAATCTCAATCTGATTGGATTTAGGCCACAACGTGACCCATTTTAGGGGGTCCTCGTCCGTCTGTAAGACGGCAGGCATCCCCAAGTATGACCATGGGGATTCCTCATCAGGGTACCTTTTCGGGTCACGTAACTCTGAGTAAAGGTCTTTGCTGGAAAGTCGTGTACCAACCACTAGCAAGGCACCTGATGAAGAAATTCGGGAGACAACCTCAGATTGTATCCAATCTATTTGTCGCTCATAATCGTGGGCGTTAATACTATCAATAGCATCATCCAAAATAATGAGGTCGGCGCGGGCACCATAAATCTGGCCCCTAATACCAAGAGCCTGCACAGTGGGGTCTTTCTCGCCACTGTCACGGGCATTACCAGAAATGTAGATCATGTCCTGATTCCACGCTTCAGCATCCTTATCGAAACCACCCACCGGACCGTACTGGGTAATCATGTCCGCGTAGCGGGGATGCGTCAAACGAGTCTTGATAGCAAAAAGCATTTTCTTAGCCATACTTTGTGTCTTCGACACGATAAGGATACGAGTATTAGGGTCCATAGCAATACGGTACACGGCATAATTAATTGTTATACTCGTAGTCTTCGCGTGTTCTGGTGGCATGTTCGCAATAATAAGGTCAGGTTCCCCACCCTCATGCGTCATACTAGGATGAACCCACGAAGGCTTCCCACCCTCAATCATGTCCACCACATTCTGCATGTGAGGAAAAACGCGGGCACCAAGAAACTTTTCACTAAACTCCGGGAACGACAAGTGAACACCCCTACGTACACCAGACACGTTCCTCATGTTACGGATACGTTCAACCGCCGACACAAACTCAGGATCATCCCGACGCCAACGCTCATACGTCGTAATGTTACGGCCAGTAGCATTAGTTGCGGCCTTAATAGTCATACCTGACTGCAACTGCTCAAGGAACAAGATTTTAGCCTCGGCAACAGTACCAGCCTTACGGCCCGCTGAAGCCATAAAGACAACCTTTCCGTTAAAAAAAAATTGTGTACACAGCAACGTTAACTAAGGTGTTAACAGGGGTGTAGGAGAGGGTACCCCCATTGGCGTTAAATTAGTTACTGAGCCGTAAACTGTGAAGGCGAAGTAAACAACAACACGAACCCTTGAGGCGAAGCAACGAAAGGGTGAGTACAACGTACCGGCCCTTTACTTCGTAGTGCCGGTACTTTAACCGAAGCGATGTGCGCTCGTGCAAGAAGCACTCGCTTACAGTACCGTACGGTTTTACTCTCTATATATATATCCTCGTTTCGGACACCCTTTCGGACACAAAAAACGAAGAAAAAGCAAATCGTTACAACATTGTTGTAAACTATGTGTACAAACCGGACAATACGGTAGCCCCCAAACAATATAACCCGCAAGAAAGGTACCCCTATATATAAAATACCCTCCGCGGCTACCTAAGCATCCATGGGGTCAGGTTAGGATAGCCTTACCTACTACACCGTAGGTTACTTGTCGGTAACTTACTCACGGGTAACCACGGTGCGGGGGATACCCCTACGGGGTATAGGTCAAAACCCTGCCATACCCTGTCTATGTCTAGACATATACAACCAAACCCTACCACTACCTGCAAACAACTTGCAATAACCAAGCGCATGCAGATGCAACTACCTTGCAGATGGTGCGTTGTGTGTGTGTGTCCGTTATGTGAACTCCAGGACTCCGACTATCGGACGTGGCTCTGTCGTCCATTCTGAGGGCCTAGGATTCGGTTGCATGTATTGGGTCGGGGGTCGAAAGTTCCGGATATCGGACAATGAGTGTGATGTAAGTCACATAAATAGTTTGATGAATGTCCGTTTTGCCCCTTGCGCTTTCCTGAGATCAGAGTAATGTTCCTCTTGTAAGCAAGTAGCAACCGGAAAGTTCCGGGGAGTTTGGATCGTTAAGCGGGTCGCCCGTGATCCTCTCCCAAGATTCTTTCCGCTAGGTACTTGACTACATGAATCAAAAGTAGTAAGGTTGATTTATTGGAAGATACGCAAGTATCTCAGACTAGGAAAGGCAAGGTGGTATTCATGTCACGCGCAAATAGCGCGTCGTTGTTCGGAAGTGGTACGCCATTAAATCTGGCTAGGGTGAGTGCAAGACCTAACCCTAGTGTGTATGGCTTGCGTAGTAGTTCGTCACCAACGGGTTACTATCCTGCCTATGGCAAAAAGCCACGACGTAGGACAACACGCGAACGGGTTAATGTTTCGACGAACCTAGTCGAACCTATTGTGAACGACGATGACTATGTGCCTAGGCCATATGTCAAGGTGACATATTCTACTTTTGATCAGGCTAACCGACCTGCCTACAATTAAGGATGAGACATGAGCGACACCAACATTACCGTAGAGCAACATAGCGTGGATGGATTCACACTATCAGCCTTGGATGACTTAGGTTATCTGGTGCGACAACGCTACATTGACTATACCTTGCCAGATGCTAAGGCTTTATTCCGCCAACTACTAGGAGAGAGTGACACATATGAATGAGTGAGGCACGACATCTTGGCCCGCTTTCAATAGCATACTGTGCACTAGGCGAATGAGTCAGTGCATGGTGTAGTATCCAAAGCGGATACGGCGCGAGGAGAGGACAGAATGATTGACGTAACCGAAACAATCACAGAGGACGAAGTAGAGTTATTTAATTGCTCTCAATGCCTTGAAGATAAAGACCTGAACCTTGACTATCAAGGCGAGTCACGCACTGGCCGGTTGTTGTGTGGTGAGTGCGTTGATAAGGATTGGTCGTGGTGCCATAATTGCGATGTGTACGTGAGGGACACGCATTACAACGGTGACCATGACATGTGCAATCGTTGCATGAGTGACCATCGTGAGTGCGTGGACTGCGGATATTTTGCACACGAAGATCACTTCTACTCTGGTGACGACTATGAATCCCGTTGCGAGTCATGTCATGATTCTTATAGTGAATGTGAATTTGATATACCTTACTTGCATGAGTACCACAGTGGTAATCCTCACGGCATAAAGTTTTGGGACGTGGAAGATGAACCAACACGCGACCCTGTCAAGTCGCAGCACTTCGGCGTAGAGTTAGAGTCTGAGGGTTTTGACACTATGCTAGGCAGCATCTTTGAGTCTTTAGAGGGTGACTATATTGGTCACGCCGAAACTGACGGATCACTGGAGCGAGGGACGGAGTTTATAACTAACCCTGCCACTTTGGAAGGGTGGCGTGGAGAGTTCGGGATCAGGATATCGGAGTTCATGAGCGACGCTAAACGTATCGGCTCAAACTTTGGGCGGGACTCATGCGGAGCACACGTTCATGTGTCTAGGACTACATTCAAAGATGACATGCACCTTGCACGACTTGCGACGTTCATGGTTCACAACTCCAAGTTCATTGAGAAAGTGAGTGGACGACGATACATTGACCGTTGGTCGAAGGTGAGCAAGTACGATAAAGGCGAGTTGCGACGTAGCATTAAAAGACAAGTCGGTGACAGGTATAGGGCATTGAACTTGTGCAATAGCGCAACTGTGGAAGTAAGAATGTTCGCTGGTAACAATGAGTTCCATACGGTACTAGGTTATGTGGAGTTCGTCGCTGCGATAGTGGAATACACCAGAGACATTACGATCAACGACATACTGGCAGGGGCATTACTGGCAGACAACTTCACTACATGGTTAGAGGACGCGGAACTATCCGACTACCCTTACGCACTACAATTAGTGACTACTCGCAACGTGCGATAGTTCAGCAAAGAATAGGAGCAACACAATGTGCATCATATGTTATAGCCCGGCAGGATTCATGCCGACAGAGGGACAACTAAACAACTGCAACGCTAGTAACCCTGACGGGTTTGGTTGGGCGGTTCGTACACCAGACAAGATTATTACGGGTCGAACCATGAACCCTAATACTGCTATTGAACGCTACATGGAGTTACGATCTAAGTGGATTGACTTCGACGCGGTTTATCATGCGAGGATCACGACGCATGGCCCTACTATGCTGGAGAATAATCATCCGTTCAGGGTGGGTGACGAGCGAACCATCTTGGCGCATAACGGTATGCTGCCTATCGAACCTGCTAAGGGTGATCGTAGGTCAGATACTAGGATATTCGCTGAGGACATACTCACTAGGCGTGGTGTCGGCACACTAGATAAGCCTAAAGAGTTCAAGAAGTTCGAGAAGTGGATGAAGGGATCAAAGATGGTCATCATGACTTCGAGAGATGACATGCTGCAACCGACATACATATTGAACGAGGACGACGGGCTTTGGGACGAGGGCATGTGGTTTAGTAACACAAGTTATAAGCCTTATGTTTCGCGGTATCCTGCCAACTGGTCGTACATGCTATCGGACGAGTATTATGTGCGAGATGATTGCGACCTTGACTTTGGTGTGGAGTGCCTTAACCCCGAGTGTGGTATTGTTTGGGGTGAATCGTCGGAGTCTGCGGTTAGTGGAGTGTGCCGTACATGCTGGCATTGTGTTGATTGTGGGTCAGATAGTTTAGAGTGCCTATGCCACACCCCTAAGGGTGGTTCGGGTAACTGGTGGAATACTGAGGATAGGTTAGCGTTAAAGAATTCAGGCTGGTAGCGTCCGCTGCCACGCTAAATAGATAAGGATAGGTGAGTGAGATGGAAGGAATCAAAAGCCCGATCCGTTTACGCAACGGGAAACTAGACGGTTACCGTGGCACGTTTTGGGCGTGGCCCGTGGACGGATACTTCGATCTGCATCATGCTGAGTTTGGGATTGACCCTGACGGCTCTGATGTAGTCCGTGAGTGCTTTGAGACTCTTGAGGACGTGAAGCAGTACGTCCGTGAGATTGCTCAGTTGAATAGGTGGGGGATCTAATGGATGTGACATGGGATGAAGCCGTCGCAAACAGTGGACGATTCGCGTGGCGACTTGACACTAAGGGTGAGCGCAGAGGTGAGTGCCTGCAATGGGGCAAGCCGTTCATGTGGCGTCACTTTGGCAAGGAGTACCCGGCTATCCGCTGGAGTGACGGGGTGTCGGAAGGCTGGATTGAGTTAGATAATTTGACGTTGGAATGGGAGAGTGAGTGACATGAGTGAGCAGCAGAGAACGGTATACACGAAGGATGTGGTAGTGCAGTGCCCATCCTGTCGGTACGAATTTGTTAACCCACAGTGGGGTTCAAATGGAGAGTGTAATTCCTGCCATAAGGAATACATATCTTTCGGCAAGTGTTCTTGTATCCGATGTGAGGAGTGAGTGAGATGAACGATATTCTTTGGGCGACACTAGACATTGGTGTGCGTGTAGGCTTAGTGCTCGTTGTGCTATGTGGCATAGCGGTACTGGCTGCCATGTTTTACAGCATGTTTACTGAGGATCACTACTACGATTACCTTAATGATGACAACGTTTACGACTGGGAAAAGGAAGGCATCTAATGGACGACGAACTAAAAGTACAATACTTGTTGGCACGTGTACTCTACGAAAGATTCTGTGACTTCAAAGGATTCAAACCAAGGCCCCAACCATACAGTGATCCGGCCATGCTGGACTATGCGGTGCTAGCCGTAGACATGTTGGGTTATGACGACGGTAGCATAGAAAAACTACAAGAAAAGGTGAAGTGATGAGTATTAAAGAGACAGTCGAGTGCGACTACTGTGATCGTGTCGTGAACAGTCCAACAGTACCCTTTCATTGGGTTACCTACGACGGTGAGCATTACTGCACTCAGGACTGCGCGATAATTAAGTGGACTAACTACACGAAGGATGGTGTTTACCGTGGCGTTTAAACGATTCACTGACATACGCTGGGAAGAAGGGACGTGCATCAGTATCGGTGACGACGCTTTTTTTGTTGAAGTTGGTGTCGCACGGGTCGAAAACCCTGTACTAAAAAAGATTTGTGACGCTTGCCCTATCAACGTTGATTGTGGTGAGTGGGGTTTACGTCACGAAGAGTACGGTTTCTGGGGTGGCATGAGTCCCGCCGACCTTAAGGCTACACGCAGGGAGCGAGGCATCCCGTATCAACGGATTGACTACGGGTTGAGTTGTGTCTAGCGTGTTCAACCCTCGTGTCGGTGAGGTACGGGAGGTTACTGCGCTGCTGGACGCTGAGCATGACGACGTTGAATCGTTGGCACGTAACGTGCTGGTTGCTGCGTCAGACTTAGTGTTTAAACGGGACACGTACGTTGTGGTGCAACAGTCAAGCCTTGGCATGTTTACGTGGGGTCCGTACTGGACTGTGAAGCAGGCTGAGAATGCTTTGTCTAGGAACATACCGGAACCGGGACCAGATAGGTCACGGATACTGATAACGAAACTGATCGGGGTGCAAGATGATTAAGGAAATAATACTGGCCACTAGCCTTGCACTCACACCCGCTGGTGTGTCGGTGGCGGGTGAGGGCGTGTACCACCGGCCTTACGGGGACAAGGTGAACATTAAAGTGTTGGATCGTGGACAGAAAAAGTATCACGGTGCAAGCCTGTACACTGGAAGGTTTTTTGTTGCGAGGACGGATGCGTTGCGTAGGTGTATCCGCTACCATGAGTCGCGTCATGCTTACGGCGCTAACAATGGCACGGGTAAGTATCGTGGCGCGTATCAACTGTCAAAAAAGATGGGTGTTGGTGCTGGCTGGATGATACAGCGTGAGTTACGCTTAACTTTACCTAAAGATTCGGCTATCAAGATTGGTCGAACGTTGCGGGCTAGTAAGGTTAATGATTGGTCAATGTACTGGCAGGACATGGCGTTCTGGCTAGTGTGGAATCATGGTGATGGTCGCTCACATTGGGCGCAAACATCATACAAGGTTAGGAGTTGTTTGTAATGTTTGGTAGAAAAGTTAAGCGAAGAAACCCTTTACTTGCAACGGTTTTTGATGGTATCATGCGAGGTGAGGGCACGGATTACCGTGGTATACCGACGTGCGTGTGCCCATGTGGGTGTGACACGTTTATTGCTTGCGTAAAGTTTGATGATGACCGTGAGGTTGCGTGGTATTTACTTGACGGGGTGTGTGCCTTGTGTGGTAGCCTTGTTACATTACCGACACCTATAGATGGAGATGATGATGATGTTGAGTGAACCGAAACATGTTTGGTTGATACAGAAACAGAAACGTGACAAGATTGAAGGTTACGATATTTGTGTGCACGAGTGGACGGATGACACGTATACTGTTCACGCATACAACAGTGAGGAAACTATTATTGATCACGAGTTTGCTTACGACGAGTACCCTACGGATAACGAGATCCGTTTACACGTTGAGGAAATACTGGAAGAAAAGTTTGAGAATCCCGGGTCAATGACACACGTAATGAATGGAGAGTGAGCGATAATGTTTAGTTTGTTTTCAAAGCACGACACTGAACCATTGAAAGTAACGTACGTTAAGGACAACAACATTCGTGTGGCTAACGACGACACGACACTGATCTTCAGTGAAGACGAAGCGTACACTTTAGCGCGACAGATACTGGAACTCATCAACAGCAGGAAGGAAGAAGACAATGGGTAAGTTGAAAGATTTACTGGTAAACACGGAGCATGACAGGCATGACGACAGTGACCACGACAAGGGTGATGACAGTGAGTGACCCGTACCGGGAACCACGACCGTCAAGTCCCGAACGACTGTCACTGTTTAGTCTTGAGTATGCTCAGCATGAAGACTCCATGGTTAAGTTGAGTGCAACTTTCCTTTTCAATCCTTTCACACCGGATTGGGAGGGTGATTTGCCTCGCGCCGTAACAGTACTGGCTAAGGTTATTGCTGACGCTGCCGATAACGCTAAGCGTAAGCGTGAACGTAAAGGTGCCGAGCAGTATGAGGGTTTGGAGGTGAAGTGGTGAGTGAATCATTTGTAACCCGTCAATTCACCCCTAATATCGGGTGTATTTTGACTCTTTAGTTAGGGAAAAATGTACGCCAGAACATGCCCAACCGGGCATAGTGTGGCTTACTAACGGGGGGTCACTTACCTGAAGGGTGACTCCCCACCCAACCGTTCAACAATCTTCTCAAGGATACGTTCTTCCTTGCGCCTCACCGTGCGTTCAGCAACCTCAAGGACATCCGCTACCTGTGTAAACGATTTACCGTCACGATACAACGCCGTAATAACAGCCCTGTCGTCCACTGTAAGGGAATAGAAAGCACCACGCACATCAACCACCATGGCTAGTTTGTTTCCACCCTCAGAAGGTACCGATTTGCCCCGCAACTCACCATTATCAACACCGCTAGTAATCCAGTCATCCACATCAAAAATGTCTGCGATAATTTCACGCACCATTTGAGGATTGTAAAAGAAAATGTCACCGCCTTTGAGACCTGAACGCTTCTTGCGTTCCCTTGCAATCACAGTGAGGCAACGCTGACGACACGCCTGCCGAAGTTTGTTGTGACCATGGCGACCTTCATCTCTCCACGTTACTACCTTACGATAGTTTTCCACCATCCACATGTTTGATTCCCCGATAAGATCCCCGAGGTCTATCAGTCCACGCCCTGCACGGTACGCGCCTTGCGCCCCTTGCTTTGCTAGTTTAATTTCACTATCGGTAATAGTCATTTCTTTCATCTCCATTTGTACATCGTCCCCTCTACAATAAAAGATTTGTTCACTATCGGTATTGCCACTGGCGTGACGTTACTACCATCCTCATACAGCAAGCCGAATCCTTGCTGCCAGTTCTTCATCTTTGCGTAGCGCATACCCGGAGAGTTGAAGTCTGCGAGGGTACCAACCTCAAAACCAAACACGGTCTTGGGTTGTTTGTTACCTAGCCACGTGAACGTGGTACTAGAGATACCTTGACGGTGCGTATGCCCGCACACAATGTTCGTGTTGGTTCGTAACGCTAAACCGAGGGCTGTCTGCCCTGCCTTACTGCTCATGGCGCCCTCGTCACCGTGCATGAGTAGCGTGTTCTTTGCTGGTGCCCACGGATCTTTGTGGTAGGTGACACCTAACTGCTCGAACTTGTAGAACGTTTCGAGTTTCATTTCGGGTACTGTCTCGAACGCTGGTACTCTTGAGAGTGCAGCGAACCAACGGTCAAGGTGGTTGCTGCGGGTGATGTGCTGTACTTTCAGCATACCTAGAACATCTACTACACGGTCACGTTCGGCACCAAGGTTACCTTCGTACATGCCACGGGTGCCTAGTGAGAAGCGTGACAGTGGTGCGAGATCGGATTCGTCACCGACACTGATAACACTGTCAGGTTTGAAGTCCTCAATGAATTGCGCGACGGCATCAACAGCCTTACGATCCTCGAAGGGAATTTGCAGGTCAGATATTACCACGGTGCGTTTCATTCGGTGTCTCCCTCGTTGTGTACACATTCACATGTCCATGTCTTATCGAAGTACACTATTACTTTCCGGCAGTTGTCATGGTACTGCGTCATGCAGTAGCCACACACATGCTCAACGTCAGGCACAAGGAGCCAATGAACGGCACGTCATACACGTGTAAACGGACGGTGGGTCCGAGGGAACGAAACCGTTTTTACATTCGGTACACACGCGGTAGTTTCTTAATGCGAAGAAATGTTTTTCGGCCATGTCCCTGCCCTCACCATCATCGCGATGACAGCGTAGTTTGCTATGTCTAGCAGGCTGTCGTCTATGGATTCGTTTTGTGGTTCACCTTCCGCATGGTAGTTGAGGTGCTTTAGTCGCTCAACCTTATCATTCATGCGTACAAGGATGCCGTTTATGGCACCTCCGGGCGCGTTGTTAATGTTACCGGGACCGTAGTCCAGTTGTTTCAGTATGAGTACGTCTTCTAAGTCTTGATATATTACTCTGGCGTTGTCCCCGAACAGTTGCATGTCGGTCATAGTGGATCTTCCCTCCGGCTTGATTGTTCCCTACGGAACTGTTCAACAACCTCATCCGCAATGATCCTGTTAATGTCTCGCTCCTGCGCCCATCCCGTGACACGCATGATTGCACGGTCAACAATGAAACCGACAACGATAAACGCCACGCCACCGATACTAAACCACACCCAAGGATTCACAACCCGATCCTTCCTCTGACACCTTCAACACCGTCACGAATAAACACTTCGTTCACATCCATCCCGTCAGGCATGGACACTACTACCGCCACATCAATCTGCTGCGCGATCTTCTTACCAAGATCCCTACCCGGCTGGTCACCATCAGTTAACACAAACACTTTATGGTAATCAGCGAAAGCCCTAGCATACCAAGGCTTCCACGCGTTAGCACCCGCTAATCCTATCGTAGGAATACCACACATGCTATGGGATATGATCGTGTCCATTTCCCCTTCACATATGGCAATAAAATCTGAGTCCATCTCGAACGCTTTCACGTTGTATAGGTGGGTTTCGGCTCCCTCACGCGACAAATACTTCGGAGAATCGTCATCGTTAACAGCACGGAAGCGAACATCAGTGACACAAGTAGGCGTGACGTAGGGGATAGCAAGTCTACCCACGTACCGTTCGTGTCCCACCAGAGGATCGGCCACGAAGCCTAGGCGGTGTGTAAACGCGGCCTCTTGACTTATTCCCCTTGCTGCCAGATAACCCGCGACCTGATCCACTTGTGTTTCGTACGCTGCTGTCGCTTGTTCCAGTGAGTTCTTCGCATCTAGTGAGAGCATCCTTAAATCCTAACTGTTCGTAATGTTGGACGACCGCTATCGCGTCACCCGAAAATCCGCACGCTAAACATTTTACTTGACCCGCGTCTTCACTGACACGGCAGGACATGTGACTGTCGTCGTGTGCCCCACACTTCACTGTCTGCCACACTCCACGCGGTGATGGTAACGTCCACCCGTAGTGTTCGAGCACTGGCCATATGGGGAACCTAGCGTCAGTCATTTCGTGCTTCCGTCAGGGTTCATGTTGTGATCGGCATAGAATTGTCTCTTGGCTTCTTCGCCACCAAAAACAACTGCGATCTCGAAGTATTTGGAAAGGTAAGAATAATACTTTGTGAAGTATGCCTCTGCAATGGGGAGCCTAGCGTCAGTCACGATAAGCCCTCCCACTTGAGTAAGTTGAGTAGCGTGTCCAACGTCATAATGACGCGACCTTCACCAACACCTTGTTGGCGTGCTTTAACCATGACAACAGGGTAGCATACGTTCTTGTATTTAGACTCATAGTTGTCTGCTTCTACTTCGGCCTGTCGCAGGAACTCTTTCAACGTCACTGATGCCACGTTCTTTGCTTCAACCACGATCACTTTGTCTGACTTGAGTGTGATTGCCACGTCGCCAATATCTTTCGCCCCGGCACGGGGTAAGCGTCGTGCTTTAATGCCAACATCATTCAGGTAGGATTCAATGTCAGACTCCCACTTGCTTCCTTTAGCCTTATTCGCTGCACTCATTCCATGTCCCTCAATAGCATTGACTCTGGCGAGTAGTTCATCCACACTGCCGTGCCACCCGTGGCATCCGCTGGCCCGTAACGGTTCTTTACTGGTGCAACGGCCATGAGCCCGGGCTGTTCGGATGACAGGGTGAGGATCAGTGAAGGTATTTGTGCGATCTTTCCGTGCAACGCTGCCCGTGGAGGGCAAGGGTTACTGTTGTACGACTCGCTGGTGTGATGCAGGATGAGGAAGGCTGAGTTCATTTCCCGTGCCCACCATTTAACTTCACGCATCAGTGAACGCAACGAACCGAACTCGTCACCACTCTCGTGAGTAATATCTACTGCGTTGTCTACTACCACAAGTTCGGGGTCGGAACCGTACAGTTCACGGTACACGTTGATCTCGTCTTCAAGGTCGCCTAGTGTGGGGCTGGCATCGAACATCCATTTGATGTGACTGCCGTATTGTTTCAGTAAACCGCTAGCCCAATCAACGTCCATCATCATGCGTGATTCGACTTCGGATTGTGGTAAACCTGTTATCATGGACACGGATCGGATTGCCATGGTGGATTCGTGACTGTCAGCACTAGCGTACAAGGTTGGGACTTGTGTTTTAAGTGCGAGGGCTAGGGCCACGGTGGATTTACCTGCACCGGGTGGACCTGCGATCATGGATACTTCACCACGACGTATGCTTATGTGCTTGTCTGCCCATGAACGGAAGGGTAGGTGTAATGCTGCACCACCTTTGTCAAGTGAGCGTACTGCACGATCAAGTGTTCTCATGTTGTGTGCTTCCTTATTCTGGTTGCCCACCACGTAATAAAGAAAGCCTTGTTGCGGAAAGAAAACTTAATGCTTGTCGCCCCGGATCTTTCAAGGTCTAGGGCCACCCCAACTTGGTGGTCGTAGTCTTGCCTGATAAGTCTTACTTGTAAATTCAGGAAACTTCTAGCGTATATGGTGCGTTCGCCGGGGGCCGACGTGTGGTAGTTGATGTTGTAGATTCTTTTACTCATGTTTCTCCTTCAGGGAAAGGGTGTTAGTGTGGACAGACCGCTTCCCTGTCAACCTGCCCACACTAAGTTTAGTTACGCAGCGAACGAGTTCCATTCGGCACTCTTGTTGTCAAGGAACTGTGCTTGACATTGACCCGGTGTACCCTTGGGTGTCGGGCACATGTACGCCTTCCACGGTCCACGGGCACTCTGCCCACTACGCGCAGTCATGGCACCGTGTGCACATTGTCGTACTGCACCTGCCGTGAACGCTGCTGCCGGTGCGGGTGCTTGACCCCATGCTGCTGCCGGTGGTGCTTGTGGTGCCACGTCGGGTACACCTGCTGCTGCTGGTGGCTGTACCGACGCTAACGCTACCTGTTCACCGACTACACCGGCACCGGATAGTTGCTGTTCAATCTCCGTGAACGTAGCGATACGGTCTTGAATGATTGCTAAGCCAAGATCAAACGAAGGCTCATCGTTACCGTACACGTTGATTAACGTGCCGTTGCGTGTCTTAAAGTTTACTTGAACTAGTGTGTCTTTTGATGCGGTCATGCTGTCTCCTTCTCAATGATGTCGTTTTCTAATACAGGCGGTAGTATAGCAGGGTTTTGGGTGTAGCAGTGTTCCGCCACGCCGCACCACGAGCAACCCATACTAATGTTGGGGAGAAAGATCCCTTGCTTAATAATCTTGTATGTGTCCCGCATGAAACGGGAAACCATTTCGGGTGGGAACACGTCAAGGTCACTTGGTTGTGTGAGTGTTCCTTCACGACCCATCCAGTAGGCACCGTAACGAATGTCCACATCAAACATTTCACGTATCGCTAAACGGTACACGCCTAGTTGCAGTGACGACTTCGGTGGTTGCCCAGTCTTAAGGTCCACGATAAGTAGTTCACCAGTGGTTTTGTCTTGGAACACACGGTCAATGTAGGACTTCAACATTGTTTCGTTGGGTAGCATCGCTTCGATACCTATTTCAATGGCTGGCTTACCGTTAGGTGCCGTCCACACTTCAATGTTTGGGTTGAGTTGCCTCCACCTGACATAGTTACCAACCATCAGTGGGCCGTTGGCCCTCCACCAGTCTGCGTCTTCCTTGTTGGGTAGTGCCTTGCTTTTCCTACCACCTGCCCTCCATGGACGGTCGCCTCCTTCGATGAGTAGTGTCTCGAAGGTTTTGTTGAACGTTGATACGCCTGCTGCTAGGGCGTCAGTCATTCTGCCACCCCCAGTAGTGCGTAGTCAACAGAGTCACATGCGGAGTGAACGGATGTTCCCCCGGCGAAGAAGTAAGCGTTACCTTCATCTACTTTCTCTATACGGGTGAGTCTGTATTTCTCCCCGCAATCGTTAAACGTGGTCATTCCCGAGTAGGAAATGTATTCTGGTATTTTATTCATTACATAAAACTATCATGTATTAGGTGAGTTGGGGTAACGCCACGCCGGTTTTGGGCACAAAAAAAGAACCCCCCGTAACTCCGGTTAGGGAGAAACGAGGGGTGAATCTTTTGCATTGGCGTAGAATGTTTAACAGTACACGAAGGAGGAGCGAAGCGACGACTGAGTACCCGGTATTTAACAGGTGAGGAGCAGCCCTCTGTGGGGCTGCGACGAACGGTTAGGTTACTCCCGGTTGCCGTCCTTACGGACTCCAGTTTAAGTACGAGTTTTGTGGCTTGTCAACCCGACACGCCGAAGGGGATGAATGTTTTTATTAAACCTCACCGTGTTGCCCCTTACGACAGCCGTAGAAGCACCGTCACAAGACCACCAATGTTCTCACCTTTTAAACCTTTAGACGGCGGGGTGATCCTGTTCATGGATACTTTCTCCACGTAACCCTCAGCCACCTCACCCGTAGTGTGATCCGTCCAACGAATCGTAGCCGAAGTGGACTCCAACTCTTTCAACACACTGAACCTAGCCCACGACAAACCAACCGAACCGTACGCTTGACCCTTACGGTCAGTCTCAAAATCGAAACACATTAACGGCACAGACAACAACTCTGCCCTGCGAGGGGCAGGGATAGCGCGAACCTGAAAACCTATCATCTCAGCGGAAAGGGAACGGTCAGCGTTAGACTCCAACTCGAAAGCAACAAACAAGTTAGCGACAGGACCCGGTGCAACAACGTTCAACTGACCCGACAAGTCAGTGACAGTACCGTTAACAGAAATCACTTGATCCCACGTGGACGGTGCCGTAGAACCAGCAACGTTAGCGTAAGCAGTAACACTACCGGCACTATCACTCTCAGCCAGCAACCTTAAATCACGCCAAGCCTTCGACTCCAACGTACCCAAACGGATACGCCCAGTCTCAACCCAGCCGGAAGGAACAAACGTTGCCGCTTCCTTGTACACGCCCTGCGTGTCTACACTAAACCACAACTTACCCCCAGCAAACGTAACCTGAGTGGCCTTACCAGTAACAGTAGTATTCGTAGTAAGATCCGCTGCCGAAGCAAACAACAACTGCGTGTTGTTAATCGTTTGACCAAGGTTAATACGCCACAACCCCGCCCTGTTTACACGGTCACCCGAAGAAGACTTCGACCCGACAGTCACAAACACAAACGAACCAATAGCAACAGCATCAGTACAACCATCAACAGACTCAACCGTCAAAGGCCCAAGGTTCAAAGAACCATTAACATCCATCGCCGCAACACGGGCACCCTTAGAAGTACCCACGATAAGGAACGTACCCAAGTAGGAGTACAACGAGTTCACTGATTCACCGCGAGGCATCTCAGCCACGACGATAGGTTGCTCCAACGTCACAGTGGTGGAGGTCGTAGCAATAGCGACACGGTAAATAGAAGACACGTCGTTGGCGTAGCCAGACAAGTAGATACTTGTTGGCCCTTCAGACACGTCATTCCACACCCAGTCGGTGCTAGGGTGAGTGTAAAAAACAGGTGGGTGAACGACACTGGCGGGTGACAAGTCAGTCACCTCATGCACCTCATTGTCGCACACGTAAACCAAACGAGACTTAACCCAACGCACAAGACTACGGGCAGTGCTAGCCTTAGCGTCGTAAATCTTTGCGCCAGCACCCGAAGGCAACGCACCCTTGTACAAACCAACAGTGGTAGTGAGGAACCACGATAAACCGTCAGTGGTAATAGATTGAATGTCTTCCGTGCTACCCCACGTTATTGTGGTTGCAGTGTTGTCGTTAGCGATATGCTTCAACACGTTGCCGGTTGCGTGAAGAACACCCGTACCCACACCCAGCATCAGTTGCGTGGCACCGTCAGAAGAATACACGTTACTTGTGTCCTTCAATAAAGAAAGAACACCTGCCTGCCACGGGTTAACCCCACCGCCACGGTTATACCTGAACTGTGCCTCTTCCGCTGAAACCTCCAACGGTTCAGCAGTAAGAAGACCGCTACCAAAATGCCACGAAGACTGCGACCTGATCCAGTAACCAGAATCAAGAGACTGCTCACCGGGGTTACGTTCATTATCTACACGTTCCCTACGAAACGGTGCCGTTTCGCGTTGCAACGGGTACGAGCGACTGAACCCAAACAAAAACTTTAGACCAGCAATGTCACAATCCCACGATATAAAATCTGGGGTTGATGCGTTAACTTGTGCGAGTAAAGCAGAACCAAGATCCTCCACGACACCATCAGAAATATCTACTGGCATTACGCTCCCTAGTTTGTAGAGTTCTTACACTGTTTACACGTACACTGGTCACACTTAACGTCAAGCATCCCGAAGGTTCTTAGCCCACGCACGACGCGTCTTCAAACGCCTACCAAGAATAGGCAACGGCCACAACGCACCGTTCTTTTGTGCAGCGGCAGTGAAAGAAATATGCACGTGACCCCAATGCCCGTACCCTTTGCCACGTAACTGCCACCACGAAGAGCGATATGTCCCGCTGGCAATCTGTCCACGATGCACCACATATTTCACGCGGTCACTACCGGGCAAACCGGAAGCGGCATACTGAACGAGTTGCTTAGTAAGGTTCTTCGCGTTGCGCGACCTGCGCCAACTACCAGACTTACCAAAGTTAGCGTCCAAATCGAGGGCGTGAACCCATCCTTTAGAGTCAGGATTGTGGTCGGATTTCCGTTGTGAGTGAGCGAAATCACCCTTGGCCCCATCGAGGGTCTTGTCCCTACCGGGGAAACGTGCATCCATTTGTGCCCGAAGAGTCACACCACCAGCAACCAGTTTCCACGGGGGGGTCACAGTTCACCCTCAGGGTGAGTGTTAGTAAACGCTAAACCACCGATGAATATGGCGTTAGCCATAGCAACAAGAGTGACAGCGAGTTCATCCGAAATGAAACCAAGGATGACAAGAATAGGGATGGTTGCGGCACTAATACCGTATAGGTATTTACGCCACTGAGTTGAAATGTTGGGCATAATGTTTCCTTTCATACGAAAAGCCACCCGAAGGTGGCTGTTTAATGTGGAATAACGAGTGCGCTATTCCATGTTATGTCAAATCAATACCGTTAACGGTATGCTTGTGGCACGGGAAATGTCAGAAAACGTGTGTGACATATTGCCAATATCTGTATCAGTCCGATGTGCGACCTATTGTGTACACGCCGTCATTTAATAGTAACTAGAGTTATA